AATTAGACCTAACATCAGTTATTTCAAAATATTACCTTAACGGGATGATTGAACCCGTTAAATGGGATATTAAAGATGAAACCTTAACAATTAAATTTAATGCTCCTACTAAGGATATGATTGGTAAAGTTGTATTTAAAGGTATGCCTCTTGAAGATTCAATAATTGCTATTAGTAATACTACTCAATTAAATAAACTAATCGGTATTACAAATGGTTATTTAGAATTAAGTTATGTAAAAATAAACAAGTTTATTACTAAGTTAATTATAGCTGATAATCAATTTACTTTAAATTATGCTTTAGCTGATACTATGATTATTCCTAAAGCTGGTGAATTAAATGATGATACTGAGTGGAATATTGAAGCGCCTTTAGATAATGAAAGTATTAATGCTATTGTTAGAGCCAAATCAGCATTAGCTGAAAGTGAAACTGTAGTTATTAAACCATACGAAAACGCTGATGGTGAATTTCAAATTGAAATGCAGTTTGGTGGTAACGTAGAACATGCTAATAAAGTATCATTTTATATACCACAAGCAACATCAAATAATATACCAGACGACTTTAAAGAACACTATAATTCAAATATGATTAAAGAAATCATGTATTGTAATAAAGATATGGCCGGTGGTACTATTAAGATTAATTTAGACGGTATAATGGAACTTACATTTGAAAACGAAAATGTTAAAAGTACGTACTATGTCGTGTCAAAAGAGATATAGTAGTATATGTATAACCGCACACAAAGTTATGAAGAAATAGAACCTTAGGGTTGGCTATATGAAGGAAATTTCGTATATTCACGTATAATAAAAAATCAAAGTTATGACAAAAGAAAAAGAAGAATCAACAATCACCACAATTCGCGATCCAAGAATCGAACCTTATTTTATTGGTAAGGACTCTCATTGTTACACAGTATACGAAACTATCACTCCTGATATACGTTATACTGAAGACAACAAACCAGGTAAAGAATATGTTAAGGCCTTAGGTCATTATGGTAACTTTGGTTCTTGTCTAAAAGTAATCGCTCGTAATAAAACAAATGACAAACAAAATTACGAGTCAATTACAGAATATCTTGAAACATACAAACAAACAGAAAAATTAATCAACGAACTAATAAACACAGGAATCTAAACATGAAATTAGAAGCACTTTACAATGCAGTTATCGTAAAACCGATTGAAGCAGAAGAAACATCTTATGGAGGAATTATTGTCCCCGATTTAGGAAATGAAAAAAACAAACTAGCTGAAGTAATAGCAGTAGGAAAGGGTTATTATTCAGTAACAGGAGTATGGATTGAAACTGTCCTTAGTGTAGGGGATACTGTTGTATTGCCTACTATGGGATTCAGTAAATTAGAATTCGAAGGAGATGAATATTGGATTGGTCCCGAGAATCAAGTTTTAGGAAAAATAAATCAAAATTAAATATGAGCAAAATTATAGAATTCGGCCCTGAGGCACGTAAAAAATTATCCGCTGGTGTAGATAAACTAGCAAATGCAGTTACAGCAACCCTTGGACCTAATGGTCGTAATGTTGTTATCGCTAATCAAGGTATTCCTCAAAGTACTAAAGATGGTGTTACAGTAGCAAAATCAATTACATTAGAAGATCCAATTGAAGAATTAGGTGTTCAATTAGTGAAACAAGCAGCTATTAAGACTGCAGATTTAGCAGGTGATGGTACTACAACGTCTACATTGTTAGCCCAAGAGATGGTTAAACAAGGTTTAACACATTTAAATAATGGAGCTAATGCTGTAGAAATTAAACGTAGTATTGATAAAACAGTTAAGGAATTAGTTGATTTTATCCGTCAAGAAATTAAAGAAGATATTTCAAACGAAGATCAACTTAAACAAGTTGCAACAATCTCAGCAAATAATGATCCTGAAGTAGGTGAGTTAATTGCGACAGCAATGCAGAAAGTAGGTCGTGAAGGTGTTGTATTCATTGAAGAATCTAAAAACGGTGAAACATATCTTGAAACAGTAGAAGGTATGCAATTTGATAGAGGTTATAAATCACCTTACTTTGTTACCGATAATAATACTATGAGTACAAGTATTCAAGATGCTTTGATTTTAATTGCTGACAAGAAATTTACTCAAGTAAAAGAATTATTGCCTATTTTAGAAGCAGTATCAGCTCAAAATAAATCATTATTAGTTATTGCTGAAGATATTGAAGGTGAAGCGCTTGCTACTTTAATTGTAAACAAAGCAAGAGGTATCCTCAAAGTTGTAGCTGTTAAAGCTCCTGATTTTGGTGATCGTCGTAAGTTGTTACTTGAAGATATTGCTATTATGACTGGTGGTCAAGTATTCAGTACTGAAAAAGGTATGAAACTTGATAAATTTGATTGGAAATGGTTTGGTGAAGCTCGTGTAGTTACTGTAAATAAAGACAATACAACTTTAGTTGATGGTAAAGGTGATGCAGATGCAATTAAATTACGTATTGAAGAATTACAAGCTCAAATAGAGAAATCAACCTCACCATACGAAAAAGAAAAATTACAAGAACGTTTAGCTAAGTTCATCGGTGGTGTAGCAATTGTACACGTTGGTGGTTATACTGAAGCAGAAATGCGTGAGAAAAAAGACCGCGTTGATGATGCTTTACAAGCCACTAAAGCAGCCTTAGAAGAAGGTATCGTCCCAGGTGGTGGAGCTGTATTATTACATGCTAGAAATTCAATTGATATAAGTGATATTGGTTCACAAATCGTTTATAATGCTTGTGCTGCCCCCTTTAAGAAAATTTTATCAAACGCAGGTTATGAGCAAGAAGATATCTACAATGCTATTAATTCTGTAACAGGGGGTAATTATTGGTATGGTTGGGACTTGAAAGCAGAAGATTTCGTTAATATGAAAGAAGCTGGTATTATTGATCCTGCTAAAGTAACTCGTATAGCACTTGAAAATGCAGCATCAGTTGCCGGTACTATCCTATTAACAGAAGCTGTTATAGTTGATAAACCAGAAGATAAAAAAGATGATACTCCTGGATTTAATGGCATGAATGGAATGTTTTAATTTTTAGATTAATTAAATGAGAGACGCAGTAGACTTATTAGGAAAAACACTACTTATAGAAGAAATAAATTACATAATTGAAAAAATGTATTTTGTTCCCGGTGCAATATCTAAAGAACATTATTTGTACTTTAAATTACAAAAAGAAGATGGATGTTTTGTAAATTATTCCTATTATAGTCTACTGCCTTATATTAAAAAACAAATCAGGTTATGAAAAAAGAAGTAGAAAAAAATATTAAAATTGCTGATAGAGTTCCTCCTGGAGACAGGTGGCAAGTAACGGGGGTTAAAGAAATTCAACCCTCACTTACTGATGCTTTAAATGCTTATTATGTTTCATCAACTGTAAAACCTCAAGCATTTAGGCTTGAACCCTTAAAAGGAATGTTGTATATTATCACAACGGAGGAGGTAGAAGTACTTCAACCAAAACCCAAAACATTTAATTTATACGGAGAGTAATGAGTAGAAAAGAACATACATTATGGGTTGAACTCTATAGACCTAAAGTATTAGAAGATTATGTCGGTAACGAAAATATTAAAAAAACAATCCAACAATATCTAAACCAAAATGATATTCAAAATTTTATTTTCTATGGTCCAGCTGGAACTGGTAAAACTACTCTTGCTAAGCTCATTATTGGTAATCTTGATTGTGATTATATCTATATTAACGCTTCCGATGAGCGTGGTATTGAGACTATTAGAGATAAGGTACAAGGTTTCGCGTCTACTGCTTCTTTTAAGCCGCTCAAAGTTATCATCTTGGATGAGGCTGATTTCCTTACTATACAAGCTCAAGCGTCGCTCCGAAATATAATTGAAACATTTTCACGTACTACAAGATTTATTTTAACTTGTAATTATGTTGAACGTATTATCGATCCTCTCCAATCACGTTGTCAGGTACTTAAGATTGTTCCACCTTCAAAAATAGATGTAGCAAAACACATAGCTGGTATTTTAGAGAAAGAAAATGCTGAGTATGATATTAATGATTTAAAATCAGTTGTAAATCAATTTTATCCTGACCTTCGTAAGATACTTAATACATTACAATTAAGTAACCATGATGGTAAAATTACAATGGATAAATCATTACTTGTATCTAATAGCTACATGACTCAGGTTGTAAAAGAATTACAAGCAAAATCACCCAATTGGAGAACAATTAGACAAATTATTGCTGATGCTAATGTAAATGATTTTGAAGAACTGTATAGATACCTGTATGATAATGCAAGTGATTATGCTTCTGGCAATGAGGGTATGGTTGCAATTTACATTAATGAATACACGTATCAATCGAATTTTAGAATTGATAAAGAAATAAATTGTATGGCTTTAATTAGCCGATTAATTGAATTAGCAAAACCACAATTAATAAAATAAAATATGAAACATTTCACATTTTATCTTTTAACTTGGATATCTCAAAATTTATCTGTACCGTTCTGGATGGTAGGACATGTTCATTTAACTATGAATGTGTATCAAGACATACATGAAATCCTTATGTCATTTGGTATGAATATTATAGTAGCAATTGGATTTTATTTAGATTATAAAAAATATAAAAATGAACAAACAACAACAACAAAGTCTTAATATTGATATTAAGAACACAACCCCAGTATTATCTCCTGATGGAAATGCTGTATTTCAAGAAGGTGTAATTTTACGAAAAGTATCTCGTTTTGTAACAGGAACATCTGAAGATGGAATTATTCCAGTACCATGTTTTTTTGATGTGATTACTGGTAAACCATTATTAGAAATGCTTCCTAAAGAATTAAGAGATGAGTTCAGCGATGACAATATTTAATTGGCTAGAACAAATCACTTACGAAAAAAAAGATTGGAAGAGTTTTACAGAAGATCAGCAATCTTCGTTTAATTCTTACATGGTTCATAGATTTTTGAGTATGTATGAGGGATATATTGATATAACAAATGTTGTACAAAAATTCCCTTATACTGAAAAAGAAACCATCTATAACACATACAAGTCTATGATACCAAAAAAGAAAATGTTTTTAAAATACATTAAAACTACTCGTAAAAAAACATCTGATTCATTACTAGTTCATATTGCTGATTACTTTACGTGTGGGCTTGGAGAAGCAGAAGAATTTACATATATTTTACGAAAAGAAGGTGTACATCATATTCTTTCACAACGTGGTATTGAAGAAAAAGAAATTAAAAAGTTATTAAAAGATTTAGTTATATGACAAAAAACTCAGAAATATGGGGAGGTGTAACATTCAACTCTCAACCTTCTTTAAACCTAACAGGAACTAAAAAAGCAGTTGTTGATTTTGAAAATACTTATCCAACACTAGCAGAAGCTTGGAAAGTAACTCAACAAGAACAATATGAGTTGTTTGCTGAAAAAATGATGGATTATGGTTTATCTAATATTTCATTAGGTACTAATCTTGAAGAAGCAGAAGATATTAATTTATCATTAACTGGTATTTGGCTTCGTTGTAATGATAAAATCAATCGTTTAAAAAATATGTTAAAACGTAAAGGTCATAATTATGTTCAAAATGAACCAATGATTGATAGCTTTATAGATATTTCTAACTATGGCATCATTGCTCAGTTAGTGATGAAAGGTAAATGGAAAAAATAAGATATGCCAACTAGTTTACACCTCCACAAAGACGCAATTTTCGAACATATTCGTACTGTTGTTTTAGAATATTTACCTAAACGTTATAAAATTTTAGATGTAGGTCCAGGCATTGGAATTTACGGAAGCAACTTACAAGATTTAAATATTGATGCTGTTGAAATCCATGAACCATATATTGAACAATATAAAATTAAAAGATACTATAAAAATGTATTTGTAGGAAATATTTTAGAATTTAACTATGATGATTATGATTATATTATTATTGGAGATGTTTTAGAACATATCCATGTTGAAGCAGCTCAAAAATTAATTAAAGATATTACCTTAAAAGGTATTAAATGTTTAGTAGCAGTTCCATTTAATTGTCCTCAAGATGCTGTAGATGGAGTAGAATCTGAAATCCACCACCAACCAGATCTAACCCCTAGAATAATGAGATCAAGATATCCAGAATTAGAAGTATATTTAAGTACTAATATGACTGATGGATATGCCTACTACACAAATTACCTTAAATGGATTAAATAAAAAGTTTTGAGTAGAAAGAAAAAAATACCACAAATAGTAAAACAAATACAGAAACAACCACTACGAGAATTAAATTATGCTTTTGAAAAAGCAATATCTTATAGTCAATTTTCAGTATTTGCTCATTGTCCTCGTAAATGGAGTTTACAGTATAGGGACGGTCACTACACGTCAGAATCATCGATTCATATGACATTTGGTACAGCGATGCATGAAACTTTACAGCATTATATAACAACTATATACAACGTTAGTGGCGCTGAAGCTGACCGCATTGACCTAGAAGAATATTTTTATGATAAATTGGGTGAAATTTATAGAAAAGATCTTAAATCAAATAAAAATGTCCATTTTACAAATCCAGAAGAATTAAATGAGTTTTACGAGGATGGACTTGAAATAATTAGGTATATTAAGAAAAAACGTAATGGTTATTTTAGTAAACGAGGATGGCATTTAATTGGGTGTGAAATACCTCTTATGGTTAATCCAAACCCTCAATACTCAAATATTTTATATAAAGGATATTTAGACTTAGTATTATATCACGAAGCTACTAATAAATTTAAAATATTTGATATTAAAACATCTACTAGAGGATGGGGTGATAAAGAGAAAAAAGATGAAATTAAACAATATCAACTTATACTCTATAAAAAATTCTTTGCCCAACAGTTTAACGTTCCTATTGACGATATTGAAATTGAATTCTTTATTGTTAAACGTAAAGTCTGGGAACAATCCGAATTTCCAATATCTAGAATTCAAGAATTTAGACCAGTATCTGGTAAAGTTAAATTAAATAAAGCATATACAGCAATAAATGATTTTGTTGGTATAGCATTTAATCCAAACGGAACACATAATACTAAAATACATTTACCAAATCCATCCGTACATAATTGTAAATTTTGCCCTTTTAAAGATAATAAAGAGTTGTGTGATAAGGGGTTACTTTAAGGAATCTACATATATTTATATATATAAAAATAATAATAAAAGCTATGGAAAAAAAAGATATGACGTTAACAAGCGTAAAAGTAAAAAGCGACTTGTTTGACAACTTTAAAATTGCTTGTGTAAAATACAAATTTTCACTACAAAAACTTGCCGACCGTACAATCCATTTGTACCTTACCGATGATGATTTTAGAAAAAAAGTACATAACCACAACAATTTAGACATTAAAGAATAAATAAACAACCAAATTAGTTATATGAATAATAGTTTTAAATATCTGCCAAAAGAGCAGCGTAAAAAAATTCTACTCATCTGTGATGACATCAGAGTCCATTCAGGGGTAGCAACAGTAGGAAGAGAAATAGTAATTCAAACCTCTCAACATTTTAATTGGGTTAATATTGGTGGAGCTATTAAACATCCCGAAGAAGGTAAACGTTTAGATTTATCTCAATCAACCAACGAAGCAATAGGAATAACAGATTCCTCTGTTACAATGTATCCTGTAAATGATTATGGTAATCCTGATATTTTAAGGAATCTTATCAAATTTGAAAAACCAGATGCGATTATGTTAATTACAGATCCTCGTTATTTCCTTTGGTTATTTGCTATGGAAAATGAAATTCGTAAATCCATTCCTATTGCTTACTTAAATATTTGGGATGATTATCCAGCACCTTTATATAATAAACCTTAT